AGGTGAGACTTAGTGGAGCCAAATAAACCCGAGTTAAGTGAGGTGAGACTTAGTGGAGCCAAATAAACCCGAGTTAAGTGAGGTGAGACTTAGTGGAGCCAAATAAACCCGAGTTAAGTGAGGCGAGACTTAGTGGAGTATAAATATTAAATTTAAACTTTTGATAAATAATTTGAATTACTTATCAAATAATAGATTAGTGTTAAAATATTTAAAGTGAATACAATAACATTAACAATAAAATGAAACAGCATATAGAACCTGTAACAGAGTTGGAATCACAATTTAGCTCAATCTTATCTAATATTGGATCTCTCAAGACGCAGCTAACATCAATTCAGCAAGAAATTCGCCAACTGGAGAAGGGTATTAGCAAACAGATGAAGTATCTGAAAAAAGAGAACCAAAAACACAAGGAAAAACAATCTAAACCCCCATCAGGATTTGCGAAACCAACAAAAGTAAGTAAAGAGTTATGTAGCTTCTTGAACAAAGAAGAGGGGACACAAATGGCACGTACAGATGTAGCTAAAGCTCTAACTAAATATATTCAAACAAATAACCTGCAATTTAGTGAAAATAAGCAGATCATTCTTCCAGACGAGAAACTGAAGACACTTTTAGGAGTAACTACTGATGATAAGATTACATTTTTCAATATTCAAAAATATATGAATAAGCATTTTATCACAGATGCATAATAAAATATAGGATAAAACTCTGAAAACAAAATATAGGTATTATTAAATGACAAGTCATAATATGTTAAAAGAAGCAAATCAAAAGCTGAATATATGCGACGACTTGTCAATAGAAAAAAACAAAAACTTAGTCATTGTTTACTGTCCTCCAAAAGTTGGGTCTACTACGATTGTTTCCTCTATTCGTATGTCAGCTTATAACAAGTTCACTGTATTACACATTCACGACGAGCTTATGCTGAAGGTACTTTGTAATGTTGAGAATGTTTCTGTAAAAGATATCATATTATATAACCAAAGTCTAGGTAAAAATGTCTATGTTATTGATATTTATCGTTCACCAATAGAACAGAAGATATCCAAATATTTTGAGAAGTTGTCAACATTTCATTTCAATAATTCACCGCTTCTAATAAATAATTACAATGTAAATAAGATTATAAAACGGTTCAACAGCCTGTTTCCACATCTAACAAACGAAGATCATTATAGAAATGCTTATCAAATAACTCTTCCAGAGAAGTTTGACTTTCAGAACAATTACTTGATTCAGACAATAGATGGTGTTAAATATATTAAACTCAGGATCAAAGATTCGCTCAAATGGGGTGAAATTTTGTCTGCCATTCTAGGCACTCAAATTATGATCATAAATGATTATGAGACTGAAAACAAACCGATCAAAGAAATGTTCAAGAAGTTCAAAGATGCTTATAGAATTCCGGAAAATTTTTTTAAAACAATAGAAGACGATCCTCTTTTGAGTTATTATTATACACATGAAGAGAGAAATGATTATTTGAATATGTGGCGCTCAAAACAGACAATTCCATTTGAACCATTTACTCAGGTAGAATATTCATTATATGAAGAGATTACAACAGAAAACCAATATATGTTTGAGGTTCAACGAACGCATTATTTAGATGAAGGATGTACTTGTAAAGCGTGTGAATCAAAACGCAACAATATTATTGAAAGAATTCAAAAAGGAGAGAAAGTGACAGAAAAAATAGTACACGATCAAGCAAAAATGGAGTATTTAAAAAATAAGGCAAAACATTTGAGAGTAATAACGACGACGCCAATACAGAGACAAAGTAAAAATCAACAAAAGCTAAGATCAACTTTTGGTGGTTCAATGATGAAAATTGGTGCAACTGGGATAAATATTAAACTTCAAAATTAGTTAATAAGATTCACTAACATTTTACCATTCAAATATTGAATTATGTTATTGGCGTTTCCCCTGTATAACATAATCCAAATAGAACAATTCCCTGTACCACAAATAATATATTTACATTTTGACATAATAATGGTTATAGCTAAATACTTTTTAGAAAACTCAAATATATTTTCGCGAACATCATAGTCAACTGTTCTGATTTCGTTCTTATTCATATGGCGAATCTCATCATTGAAAACAATAGATCCAGGAAACTGTTCTTGTGCTTTTTGTATGAATTCAGTTTCATCACTTTGTATCAAAAAACGGATTCCTGGGTTTTTCTTTTTGATAACTCTTGCATTATAAAATGTGTGTTCATAAGGACAAATCATTGTTTCAGTTGCCTTGTCATTACCACGATGAAATAACACACAAATATTATTGTATTGTTCTGGCAAATTGTATTTTTGTTCCATAGTATTAATTATTTGCTGGATTTCTAATGATGGACTAAAATATTTTTTTAAGAACGGAATGATTGAGTTGTAGTCAATTTGTTTGTAATCAATAAATTGGTATTGTTGTATGTAATTAACGAAACCTGTAAATGGTACAGCAAAATTATCTTCAAGATCTTTATTGAAATAATCGTGTGTAATATCTCTGGTTTCTCCTTCAGGTTTGTACCATTTGAATTGTTCTGAACTATTTACAATATCAGGACACCTTTTATTTTTGTTGAAGTAATCTACAATTTGATGTAGTCTCATAGAACAACAACTAAAGAATCCATAATTATGTGTGATTTGAAGAGTTGACATTGATTATTTTATATTATCAATCTCTAAATAAAAATTTGAGATTTATAGTAAAATAAAAAATTGAAAAAGAATTAACAATAAGTAGTTATTGTACAATATTCACTAATACAATGGTATGCTTTCAAATCAGTGATATAAGATTATGTTATCTATGGGGATTCTTCTTGTTCAGTGCAGTTTGGCTTTTAGGATTATGTCTTGTATTTGCAAATAGCACAAGCGAACAATTTAGAACAATGGACTTTTATTTTGGAATTACAGGAGGCGGGTTGTTTGTACTATGCATTATGGCTTCTTTCAGTGGTCCTATTAAACGGACGTGTTGTTCAAATCAAAATGAAAACGATAATGTAAGACAGAGACAACTTTTACAACCAGTATTATACCACGAACCAAGTGCAATGTTGAATATTAGTAACGTTAGTGTAGAGAAAGTTATACCTAATACAAGTTCAGTTTCAACCCCAGTTGCAGTCGCAAGATATGTTCAACAGTCAGTTGATTCTTCAGAAGAATCAATACTATCTGAAACAGATGCAGTTGCGGTGCCTATTGAAGGAAGTGAAATTCCACACCAATTGAATCAAGTTTAAAAATTTTCAGGATTTCAAAATAAACATTGATAAATTAGAATTTTTACAAATAAATCTTTTTTTTGATACAAACAATGGCGTGTTTACTTTACAATCTTTTATCCAAATAAGTGTTTTATAAGTATGAAAATTCTAATTTTTCATAGTTAGATTTAACTTTGGTGAGAGAAGGTCTACCTATAGATGGAATAATGACAAAATTAGTTTTCACTTTTATTAAATAGATAGTAAAAAAATTGAAATAAACTATTTTTTCTCTATAAAAGTACAATATTGTGACAATGATGCAACCAATTGAAGATGAAATAGAGACATGCTGCTTTGGATTCTTTCCAACTAAAACGTGGACTCTTGATGAAATAGAGAAGTCAATGGATAACAATGATCAATATATAAAATTTAGAGCAGATGGGATAAATCATAAGTTATTCAATGCAGATCCTACTTTGTTTTACTCTGGATCTTATAGTTTGGGAGAAAACCACTTCTTAGTGAAGAAGGTTTCGGATAACAATACTTGCTCAATTGTCCTTATTTATAAAGAGTATGACGGAACACGTCTTCTTGTAGACGGAACAGTAGTCATAGATGAGGGCAAATTCAAAGTTGGTGAGTTTATTGTTACTAAAAAAAAGGAGCTTATTAAAAATTGGGATACTTCCTACGAACACGTCCCTACTTGCGTTTTGAAATTTGAATAAAATAAAAATTTATAAACATATTGAATACCTAGTAATTTTTAAAATATAATTCTCCTTGTTTCTGAATTCTCTCGCAATTCATTCAGAACCTTTTGTTGTTCTTCTGCCCATAGTTTTTTCTGTAGATTTTTATCAGGGTGGTATTTCAACGAGAGAACCTTATAAGTTTTATTAACATTGTTATTGTTATCTATTAATGTTAGTGCCCATTCTTTTTCCAGTTCACTTTTTGCGAGGGATTGCAAAATTCTGAGCCGAGCTTGTTCTTTTTCTTTTTCCTTCCTTACTCTTTCAGCCTCTTCTTCTTTTTCCTTCCTCAATCTTTCGGCCTCTGCTCGTTCAGCTTCAAGCTTTTCTGCTATTTTCTTGGCCTCTTTGTTGGCTAAATTTCTAGCCTTATCTTTCTCTCTTTTTCTTTTTTTCATTTCTGCTTTTATTTGTTTCTCAAGCTCTTCGTTTACTTCTGCATCTGCTTCAGCCTTCTGTTGTTCTATTCTGATCCTTTCTTTCTCGGCCTCTCTTCTTTGCCTTTGTATTTCTTGTCTTTCCTTTTCTGCTTCTTTTCGTTGTCTCTCTGCTTCCTTTTTCTCTCTTTCAGCTTCTTTCTTGGCATTTTCCTTTTCTTTCAATAATCTTTCTTCTTGTTCCCTTCTTTCTCTCTTCTCTTGTTCGTTCCTAACTCTTTCGGCTTCTTTCAACTCGTTTTCGCGCTCCCTCTTCTGCTTCTTCTTGTTTATGTATTCTTGTTCTTTTTCCGATGGCTTCTTTTCAAATAGCTCTGGATACGCTATCTTGAAATAGTGCGACTCCATTGATAGCTTTTCAGATTCTTCTGGAGTTAAAACAGACTTCTTTTTGAGGCGATCAATCTCGTTTAATTTTTTGATAGCCTTTTTCATCTCTTTCTCTTGAGACCTCACTTCAAAATCTTCAACATTAAGAGCATTATAAGTGTTTAAAACGAAAGTAGTCATTGTTAGATTGTGTGCTATGTATTATAACACTTTAAAAGTTTTCAATTTTTTATAAAATTCAAAACTTATGCTCTTCTTTTCTTTTTTGTATTTTTCCTTTTATGTTTATTGTTTCCTTTTTTTTGTGTGTTTTTTCTTCTTTTATTGTTGAATTTGGATTTGAATTTTCTTCTTCTAGATCCACCGCCGGGTGATCTTGGATCCCACCCAGAATCATTTGTTCCTACCCTTCCAATAATTCCTGGTGAATCTGCTACGTCTGCTATAATTGATGTATTTAATTCGGTATTTTTTCTTGTTAATTTTTCAAGAATAGCATCTACTTCATCTGAATCTGGATATGGTCTTTGAACGCCTTCTAAACCTACAGCTTCTTTTCTTCTTCTCTTTACAGCCCTTAAAATTTTTTCTACTTCGCTAATATCAACTGGATAATCAATAGAAAGCAATTCGTTAATTAAAATATCTATAAGTTCTTTGTTTCTTAGAATCATAGTTGGATTTACGTTATTAATTACAGCTTCAAGCAGATCTAAGATATAGTAATAAATTTCTTCTGGGGTATTTGGAGTAGGACTACAACAATATTTTCCATTAATCCATGTAGGATAATATCCTTCTGGACAACCTAACGTGCCTGGATTATTATAATTTGCCAAAAAATTTACCATAGGTAAATCGTCTTTAGCTAAAACGACGTTTTCACGGACACATTCTTTTTGTGAAAATGTAGTAGGATCAAATGATACACTCATTTATATTTTATAAATATAAAAAATATTTTTAAGCAATCAAGGAAGGAATCAACAAAGGAAGGAATTTATATGTTGAAGTTCTGTTCTGTAAAAACGAGAAACAAAGGAAGGAAAGTAATTGAATAATGGATCAGGCTCGTAAAAATTAGTAAAACTGGCCTCCAAAAAATTGAGCATTCATTATGGCTAGATTTGGCTCCACCTTTTCCAAAGGTGGAAAAAAAATTGAAAAGTGAAAGTAAATAGAAAGTGAAGGTACAATTGATCGGAAATAAAAGTTCATAAGAATGTTGAGCACAAGAATGATGAAAGCAGTATGTGAAGGAGTAGTTCGCGAGTG